AAATGTCTTTAGCCTTACACCTGCAGGGCGTACTTCGCTGACATCGAATTTAGGAATCTGACCTGAGTACAGCATAGCGATTAGTTCCTTCAGTGACTTAGCCCAACCCGGACGTGAATCACCTACCTTGATTACTGTGTCTGTGTGATGGAAGTCTTCATTCACAATGGGTAGCTTTTCAATGCAATGACGTTCCACAGAAAAGCCTACACCTGTGCCACACATAAGTATGTACATAGTCTCATCAAACGCACGTGGGCTATCCACAGGTACGTATGAGCAGTTGTATCCACCTACGTGGCAGCGGTCTAGTGCTGGCCCTGATGTCATCAATGCCCTCATGCTAGGCATGATAGCCTGACTAAGCACTGCCTCTTCTAGTTCACCCCTCAGTGAATCAGGAAGCTTATAACTAAAGTTAGCACCAAGATGCCCTTCCATATAATCAAAGTATCTAGTGACAGTTTCACTCCATGTCTCCCTTCGTTGCTCATCCTCTTTCCATCTTGCGTATCGGGAAAGAGCAATAAAGTTTTGGTAGTCTGTTGGTAATTGGTTGCTTCTCATTTCATCACTCCATAATAGTTCTAATTGTCTTGATGTCAGCACCGTCTACGTCATAGAAGTATTCACGTATGCCATCTTCTATCTCCTCACCTACCTGCCCATCAGCAGGTATAGGATATTCTTCTTCATCCACGTCTATGGTAATGAACAGTTTAACTCTTGCCATCTGCCATTACCTCTTCAATCAACTTGTCTAAGTACCACTTGGCTTTTTGCAAATCCTCTATAGGCTTGTCCTTGTAGTCGAAACGCCAGAGGTATTTCATAATGTTACCCTGCAGGTAGTACCTAAACCCTTTGTCAGTGGCAGCAGAGATAGCATGAATACACTCAATGCCTGTCTGGTTGTAATGTGGTGGGCTGTTGACCATATCAAGTACGTTACCGCTGTAGGCTTCCTTACCAGCTTGCTCTTTTTCCCTCATTATCTTCATGTAATCCTCGTGTCTACTCATGCTGAACCTCCTGTCTTAGTATTAAAGTTAAGGTGTATTACGTTACCATCATAGGTCTTCTCTACACCTGCTTCTTCTTCTTCTAACTCTACAGTAATATCTAACTCGTTGTCAATAACTTCTAGCACATAATCGTGTACTATATCACGTATTTCTTTTGACTCTTCCATGATAGGCACAGTAGCGCACATCATCTTACAGAAGTGCATTACCTGCCCATAGTCATCATCATCCATTTGGTTCTCAGGAAAGGCCATGATGGATATATCAATCTCGCCACTCCACTTACCGTCATCGTCAGCGTAAGGCCGTAGGCGTATAACAAAGTCTTCATCTTCTATTTGTTTCTTTAGCTGTTCCATATCCATGTGCTATCTCCTTTTTACTTTTGAACCCTTGAACTTTATAAAGGGGGGATGTTTGTTCTTGCCTTTCTCTTTTAGCCAGTCTTCGGGAATGATACGGTCATAGTATCTGAATCCATGCTTGATACACCAGTCAGCATAGGAAGACTTCGCTCCCTTACTAAGCTTGGCTCTACTATTAGTGAACACAAACCTGATGTCAAGTTTAGGATGCTGCTTCTTGATAGCAACGTGCTTTCGCCTATCTGCTGCAAGGAACCTTCCCTTAGTCTCAATAATAATACCGTTGTACAGTATAAAGTCTGGTGTATAGGTGCGGTAGGCTAGGTCTTCCCATTCTATCTTGATGTTCTCGTAGTCATACTTGACCTTGTGTTCATCAAGATACAGGGATAGCTGATGTTCTAGCCCACTGCGATACCCATACTTAATAGCCATACGTCTTGCCTTATGCAGCAATTACATCTCCTATGTATGAGATGATAGGTGGATTCTTTGCCTGTGACATAACGGCTGGCTTCTCTGTTAGAGTAGGCCAACAATCAAAACGATAGCTACAAAACCTGCAGCCATCATTAAGTACTTTGTTACCTGTCTCCTTACCTCTAAACTTCTCTGGTACTGGTTCAAAACACTTTTCAAATCTGTTCTCCTTTACTGTTGCTACGGTATCCTCAATCTTCTTAACCTCTGCGTCAAGGTCAAGACCTGTAGCTGGTACATACTTGAAAGCACCATTAGCTTTGTTGACTACCCACCAGCCACCGACCTTCTTGCCGGATGCCTTTGCGTAGCCAGCTAACTGGCCTACGTATCCGAAACCATCACCACTGGCAAGGGTATCATAGGATTCAAATTTGTTTCTGTATGACCAGTCGGAAGCTGATTTAATATCATCGACAGCATCATTAATGACAATATCATATGAGCCGCGAATGCTATCGTCACCAACGTCCAGATGCACGGTTTTACTATCTTCATACTGTACCCCCGCTTCCTTTAGCAATCCCTTGAAGACAGCTTCAACGATGTCTCCAAGCATCATGTTCATTATGAATGTGGTAGGGAAAGGCAGGGCAACTTCAGGCTTGTTCTTCTCATACCATAGTTGGCAAGTAGGTCTGCCAACATTAGACATGCGAATCCTGAAGTCACCTCGCTTGTTTCCCCCACCAAACTGACGCTTCAGTGCATCGGATATGTCTGCAGCTACCTGATTGATGGTAGTCTCAGACATGGTACTGTCACCCTTGACAGCACTATCCATATACTGATGTAACGCCAGTTCAGCAGGATGGTTCATTACGCTACCTCTTCAACATCAATGATGTCGTTGATGTCCAACTCATCCAACTCATCACCATCACTGTCCCCTGCTTTCTCTGCATAGGCATTGATGATGTACTCGTTGTAGTTCTGAACCCATGCCATGAAGTCAGCAAAGAGGTCTTGGTCTTTCTGCTGTAGTTCAACTGTCTTGGTAGTATCCATACCAGCCAGAGGTAGGTAGAAGCTATTGCCGTTAGGCAGCTTACGCTCCTCAGTAGTAAGGTCTACTGTATGCTGGACAGGTAGACGCTTCATCTTAGCCAGCTTAGTGAATACGCCACCGACTGTCTTGAATGCGTCACGGTTTTCTACTTCCCAGATGAATGGGGTAGATTCCAACTCAACAGGATTACCATTGACATCTTTAGGATTAATCAACTCGACATTGCCAAGCACTACTCGTACACGCTTGATTGACTTGATTAATTCTTTGGTAGCTTCGGGTAGTGAAGCATAGTCTTCAATCCAGCCAGCAGGTTTACCACAGTTGTAGCCACCATCATTATCCTTCAAGTCCATGTTAAGTGTATCAGCCATAACAGTCTTGACGTAACGATTAGGTTTGCCAGCACTGCCCATCACAAACTTCTTGTACATGAAGCGTTGCATAAATGGACGGACAATAGCAGACTCAGCGTAGTAGGTAGGGCCATCTGGAATCTCCAGTTTGTATGTACCTGCCTTAACCAAGATGCTCTCTGCACCAAGAATAGCAGAGTGATTAATGCGTAGACGAGCAAGGAACATGCCCTGCTTCTTAGTGGTTGCTGCTTCGTTAGCCATGCCCATAGCTTTAGCCATCTCAGCGTAGTTGTTCGTATCAATTGTTGTAAGTTCAGTCATATAATTAACTCCTTTTCAGTTGTGGAATGCATAGTTATATCAGGTTACGTCCTTGGTGTCAAGCCAATTCGGGCCTATCTTTGCCTCTAATAATAGAGGTACGTTGAAGTCAACTCCCCACCGTAAAGTGATGAGTTCAGGTAGTGCATCATTAGTAGCAGCTATGACATTGATAACCTGCGCTTCTTCGTCAGGGTGTACGTCAATGACAATACTGTCATGCACTGAGTTCACTATACATGATTGCATACCATTTAGCAAGTCATCAATGTGCAGCAATGCAATAGGTACAATGTCTGCAGTAGCGAATGATTGCACGGGGTAATTCTTAATCTGTGTAAAGTGAGAGACACGCCCTGTAGATTTACGTACCACATCAGGGAACGCAAACTCTCTGCCACTAGGCGTGGTTATCTTTTGTGTGTTCACAGCTTCTTTAGCCAATCGGGAGTGCCAAGCGGCAACTCCTTTGTACTTCGCTGTGAAGTGTTCGTAGTATGCTGCTTCGGCTTTGCTTCTGCCATATCCTGTCGCGCCGTAGAGTGGAGCAAACGTATGCGCTTTCGCATCCTGCCTACTCGTAGGCTGACCAGCATCGCTAATAACTTTAGCGGGGTATGCATGTACGTCAAATCCAGTAGATACTTCTTCAATAGCCACCTCGTCCTGTGATAAGTAAGCGGCAGTACGAAACTCAAGCTGCGCAAAGTCAGCTTCCATTATCTTACCACCATCCCATCGTGACACAAACACTTTCTTTACAGGAAACGTGCCGCCACGTGGCATGTTCTGCATGTTAGGGTCTGCACCAGAGAAGCGACCAGTTGATGTGCGATGCTGTAACAGACGCACATGCAGCTTGCCATCACTCTTAGTGTATAGCCCAATGCCATCAACAAATGATGACAGGTAGGTATCGACAGCAGATAGCCGCCGTACCTTGTATAAGAAGTCAACTGCATCATCCAGTCCTCTGGACTTAGCTGCTGATTCCAGTACCTCTAGGTTCTGCTTGCTGGTAGAGAAGCCGTTGGCACTTGCCCACTTAGCTGTCGGTGGCTTGAACTTGAGGCCAGCCACTTCGCTGGTGCGTGAGAGAGTGTAACCAGCAGTATCACAAACAGAGCAACGATTAGGTTTCGCAAAC